GGGTGACGTTATCCGCGTCATTAACGGCTGACGGTTGGCTCTCCTGTTGTTCTGCAACTGTGCTCATGCTTTTAACCTTGCAAGTCGGTAACATTGGTTAATTTGGGATAACCAAAGAAAAACCCGATCCGCAGAATGAATCGGGTCAGAACAACAAAATCAAACGTGTGATTTTGTTTTTAAGAGGTTTAAGAGGATTACCGGGTTTTTAGGTGAATTTAGTTATCATCATCTTCTGCAAGTTGTTTATAAAATATTTCAGACAATCTGCATTCTACTGAAATAATTCCATTAATCGTTCCAAGCGCATGATTTTGTTGGCCCGGTAAATCTGCATATTTAGGCGCAGATGACCAATCGATTTGCTCGTTTCGCATTGTATCTAATAAAGCAAAGACGGCACTAAATCGGTGATCTAGCATCAACGACTTAACATCCTGCTCCATTAACTCCAAATTGTTAGTATATTGGTGTTTTAACTCTTTTACGGGTACTTCGTTCATATTTCCTCGTTTCCTGATGCTTTCATTAGTTTTTTTAGACTTTCCCTAGTATAAAAGCGCCATCCTTTGTTTAGACGGTGCATATCAATTACTTGTTTTTCTCCTAAAACAGCCAATTGTTCACGGGTTAACCCGGTGACTTCAGCCGCTTGCCCAGCCCTAACTAACAAGGGTAACTCATTAATAGTCATAAAAAATCGCGTCATTTGCAGGGGAAAACCCTCCAGATGTGGCAAAGGTTTGATTATCCACGTATTCGATCCCTCTTTTAAAAAGATACCGATCTGGATCAACCACATCTTTTAGCGCCCCCTTTTGTCCATCCATGCCGGTGTATTCCGCATAGGCATAGATACTTTGCTCACACTCACTACTAATAAAAAACTTGGGATGATTCATTGCACTAACCGGCTGAGAATCGTCGTAATCGAGCATATCGTTCAATACCATGATTCCATCTTCCACATCCCCGCCCGGGCCGGGATACCAGATATAACTTGGCCCGACTAAATTACCTTCTGGATCAAATTGCTCCTCCTCCATCATGCTAATGATGCTTTGACCCTGCTTGACGTTAGGAACTTCGGCGCCGCCGCCGCGAGGATCGATTACCCGTTCAAATATCTCCTCATCCCCCTCTAGTTTTTTCAGTAATTTTTTGTACCCAATAATGGATAAGCCCAAACTGGTTTGCGCACTTCCCGGTTTACCGTCTGGTTTATCTGATGGTAGCGCCCATTCCCCGTATGTTTTTCGATCCGGCCACTCCCGATAAAGAAACACACGATTGAGATCATCGATGATGTACCATTTTAAAAACCAGTTTTTACTGCCCCCCGGATCACAACTGCAATATCGAGTTCCCGTGGTGGGAATATCCTCCGGTTTAACCACATGGACATTCTCGTTAAATTTAGGAAACGCTTTGCCCTCCAGGCGTTCAGCCCAACCGTAGGCACGAATTTTAATTTCCTCGGTTGTTTTGCCGCCCAGCATTTTTACGATATTCTTATATCCCCCAAAAGGATTCCAAATTGAATGAAAACAAATGATGGCAGCACTACGACTTCTCGCCTCCAGAATGTAAGGCATTTCTCCAGCCTTACATCCCGGCACATGAATCCGATCCCCTTCCAATAGTTCAGCCGGGCGGCTCTCCACAACACGCGCGCCAGCCAAGTATTCTTTCACCGTCATCGTGTAGCCTTTAACGGGAGTAAAGGTAATCAGCAGTTTTCCGCTGCGAGTGACAATGCGGTATCGAAGGGTTTTAACTAATTCATAACCGATAAGCTCATCAGCCCAGATCAGGTCTAATTCCCCTCCCTCAAACACCTTCTCATCCATCGAATAATTAAGGAAACGGGTGCGACTTCCGTTTGGTAGAATAAAAACCTGATCTGCAAATCCTCCCTTATCCGTCCACCGGACGTTGGTGGTTTGGCCCACTTTCCCAATGTTTCGCCATTCGGGAGGCAGATAGCGCCTGACAACAGGCTGTTGCATTTCGATGCTACTGGGCAATGTCGAGTGAAGGCACCAGACGTTTTTACTACCGCCTTCAGATAAGGTTTTGGCTGTTTTGTAGGCTGCGTATTCAGTCTTACCGCTACGGTTGCCGCCTAACACCAAGACTTCTTCGTAATTTTCCAATAACGTATCACAATCATCCCACGATTGTAACCGCACTCCATACGACAGCGGATCATGTTTTACCCGCGCGATTGTAGCCTCACGTTTATCCAGAAATTGCTTTAAAAAGGTGTACCCTTTTTCCTGCGCAATTTGCACCATCTCCGAATTGGTTAATTTCGGAATCGTGGGATAATCAGTCTGGATGTACTCAATCTGCATCTTGTTCTACATCAATTACGTTCGCCTCTTTTTCCTGTACCTCCATCTTAACTTTTTCCATCCAATCCTTAAATTCGTCTGCCCCCATTTCTTGACGGGTTTCAACGATGTGCGTGGGGCGTCCTTCCAACTTTCCAAGATGGTCTGATAAAATGCCATATACTATGCCCTTGTCTCGCGCTGGCAAATCACCGCGTTCCAAGGCTTCAATTAATCCATCGATTGCAACTCTATGGGCGTACCTTGTTTTTACTAAAAGCCGTTGTGTATAGGCTTCCAAGCGCCCGTCATCCTCGGCTCGACGTTCCAGCGCCGCCACCGTGTTCCGACTGACTCCGCACAACTTGGCGATTTTTTTGTGAGTCATATCGGGTTGAGCCAACAGTTCCAACATAAGGTCTACCTTTTCCTTGTTGCGCTCAATGATTGCCCCACTAAATTCACCCGGCTTCGCATCATAAGCCTTGAGCATTGCTTTGGTCGTATCCTGCACTTCTGCAAGATCGAACATCTCAGACTGCCCAACGCTTACCTGACTGATTGGGTTATCTTGAGTTTTTAGGTTTTCCTGCTTTTGAACCATAATTGTAACCATGCGTGGTATTGTTTATTCCGCGCTTGGCCCAAAACTTTTCGGCTCCTGCATCTATTGCATCTTTGGAGCCTTCAATATGCTGTGTTCCTATTTCACCAACCGGATCAGCTTCGTGGACATTTACCCTAGTTTTCCCTGCAAATGTTTTAACCTTTGCCATTTCTCGTCCAATCTTTGACTTTTTTTTTGAATGTATAGGGATCGTGAACAATTTGTTTTTGCACCGATTTAGAAAGGTCGCTCAAAGTATCTCCACGTTTCATCAGTTTATTTGCGTATAGATATTCCAAGATATTCCATTCCTCAGTCGGATCACCCGCGCAACAGGCAAATATTTGTTTTACCTCCCTAACCGTTAAACTCATTTAGTGTTTCGCGGAACAAACCACCATTTCTGCACGTTTACCTTGAGTTTACTGACCTTGGTATCCCCCCGCATAAACACGTTTTCCTTGAGTGGGCCTCCAACCATAATCAAATCCCCTTTCTTAAAGGTCTTACTGATTTGATCCGCTACTTCATTCCAGCCATAACATTCAACCCAGTTCGGGTCTTTATCTTTGCCTTCTGGAACCGCAATGCTGAAGTTAACAACATTTGACGTAGCCAATTCTTTTTTCTCAGGATCACTCCCAAGCCTTCCTATTCCTGTGTACCAGTTCATAAATTTTTTATCTTATTCCTGACATTAGAAAAAGTATGATGAAAACCGTTGAGGCAACAAAACACCAAAACCACACTTCTTCCTTTGTCCATTTCATTAAATGTAAGTATCTGGATACTCGACCGCATCCACCCTTGAATACAGATCACCCACCAATGCCGGGCCTAAATAACGATATTCATACTTATACTTATCGTCATAATCGATTTCTCTAGTATGAAATTTTTGGTGATAACCTTCTCTTTTTCTATGAAACAACTCACTTCGATACGTGTTAAAAAAATGTTGAGGATGATGTTTTTTTAACCATTTCTCGTATCTTTCCTGTTGCCTTCCATTCATTTTGCGTGTCCTTCCTCGATTGCAATTTCTTCATCTGATCTGTGATGTTCGTAAAACCTGACGCAATCCTTCTTAAATCTAAATTCGGCATGACCTGATGGGCCTCCACGTTGCTTTAGCACCAACAGATCAACGCGGGTTTCGTACTTACTCCAATGCCGTTGCTGCTGCGCGGTTTCCTCAGTTTCCGGTAATGGGTACAACGCGCATACCATGTCTGCATCCTGCTCAATTTGCCCAGACTCACGCAGATCGGCCAAAGACGGCTTTTGCATTTTGCTCTGTGCTGTATTTCGATTTAACTGAGCACACGCAATGACCGGGACATCCAACTCCTTTGCCATTTGCTTGATTCCCCGGCTCACACTCGCCACCTCCTGCTCGCGGGAATACTGCCTGTTTTTTCCCTCCTCCCCTTTTGCCAACTGCAAATAATCCACCACAATTAAACCTAGTGATCCTATATTTAGGTTTGCTTGCCTTGCCCTTCTGCGAACTTCATCAATACCCAGAGCCGGGCGCTGATCGATATACATGGGAATTCCTTCCATTATTTGCATGGTGTCAGATATATCCGGCAAGGCTTCCCCATCCGAAAACCCGGTTCTCCATTGCTGCATATCCTGTTCAGCCTCCGCAAATACCACTCGGCGCGCCAATTCCAAGGCACTCATTTCCATGCTAAAAATCAGCACCGGCATAGGATCAACTTCCTGCATACTGCCATTTGGCCCCGTTGCCCGGCCCAATGCCACGTTGGCCGCCACATTCATTCCAAAAGCCGTTTTTCCCTCGCCCGGCCTACCGCAAACCACGATCATTTCCCCGCCGCGCATCCCACAACATAATTTATCGAGATAACCGTATCCGGTAGATATGCCAGTCATTTGCGCCCCACCGCGCGAATAATTCTCTAACTGCTCTTGGATTACGGGCAGCAGTTCGGAGAGTTTGTATAATTCTTTTTGCTGGGAAACATGGTTTATATCCATTAATTCCGCTTCAAACTGACCCAGCAGTTTTTTTACGTTATCCGTTTCGGCGCCAATTTTTTCGATATATTTGGTAAATAAAGCTCCGGCTTTTCGTGCCATGTAAGCACTTTCAGCCTCGTCCATATAAAACGGTAAATTCTCATCGGACGGGACAATATCCTCCAATGACATCATAAACGGAACCCACCCTTCTTCCGGTGTGGTTTCGGTTTCATCAGTCCGTTTTTTCAGCACCATAGACACTTGCAGCAAATCAACTGCGGTGCCTCCATCGATGACCTCAAGTAGTGCCATCCAGACCTTACGATGATGTGGATGGGTAAACAGTTCGACGGCATTGGATGCAAACGCATCGAATACCTCAAAAACTCGGATTTGCGGTTTTAATAGGCAGCAACCCAGAACTCCGCGTTCTGCCTCCATGTTTGTGGTTGTTTCTAGTATTTTCATTAACTTGCTAACTGCAAAAGTTCAGCGTCCATTTTTTTTTGTATTTTTTTGCCCAAAGCATCTAATTCCCAATAGGCCAATCTGTCTGGATGATCTCTTTCAACGGCATTGGGAATATCAGGATTACCGGGGTGTTCTTTCTTTCTGTGATATAGCTTCTTTAGTTCAATATCCAAAATTTTAAGTAAAGCAGTACCGTTCATTCCGTTAGTTCCGTTCTTATATAGGGGGATGGACATGGTGTCCTTCTGGATGGACATGGTGTCCTTCTGGATGGACATGGTGTCCTTCTGGATGGACATGGTGTCCTTTTCAGCAAGCTCCGTTTCTTTCCCTAAATTTATAAAATAATGATCGTATTCGATTCTCTTGAGGTAATTCTTTTCTAGTAAAAGATTTCTTTTGCGGCTGATCGATCTATCGTTCATTCCGGTCATCCGGCGTAAGGTCAAACGACTAGCGTACACCTCTCCGTTAGCGGAAAGGTGGCACATTGCCACAAGTAGCAGTTTGGCTGTTGGATCATCCAACGGCAGCGCAAACGCTTCCTTTTCCAGCTTTAGACTCATGTTGTAGCCATGCTGGACGTATATGCGCGCCCTTCTGCAACTTGAACTCCCAGAGCCGTCCCTGTGCGTCTACCAGATGCACCTTGACCTTTTGGTCTAGGTTCACCTTGCACCACCGCCATCGTCTTTTTTTGATGCGATGATAAATCAGACGATTCAACGCCTTGAGAGAAGTTTTTCTCCACTCTTTTTTCACCATTTACCCGGCCAACGAGGTAAGGCGCGCGCGATCCTCCACGCGCTGCCATCCCTGACTGCCGGAAAGCGCATCGGCTCTCCCTTGGCATCAGTTGGTCGGAAATTCTTGCTGGTGCGAACCCGAACAGTAACCAATTCGCCAGACTCACGTTTGGCTTGGATTACCCTGTCATTAGTGAAACCACCCCGCACAAAAACCAATTCTTCCCGGCCAGAGTCAGAATCAGCTTCATGCAGGGTGGTTAACTCGTTTTCGGGGGGATTGACCCCCAAAATATTCATTAGGCGCTCTGCCCCTTGTTGTGTGTAAACAATGGTGCGCCCCTTTTTTTCCCAATCATTTCCCTCTTTTAATGAATGATTACGGTGATCTTTGATAATTAAACGAGAAACCCCGATTTTTTTTGCTAAATCAGACTCATTTATCGGTTGAAATTTGGGTTTCATCATTTGGAGTAAAATGTGTTCAATTTTTTTTAATGGAGTGTGCGACCCATAAACAATCATGTGGCATTTTTTTTTTAAATTTTGGTAAAGTAAATGGCGATCAATGAAGGGAACAACTTACATACGCTTTTATACTCAAACCCTTGTGTTATCTTAATAAACATCTGTACCATTTACTTTACCGCTTGAGAGCAACCACTCTCTCAAGTCCCCTTTTGTGGGAATTTTTCTGAGTGTAAATCCATATACACTCGCATAGGCGCGAGAAAACAAAGACCCCCCCCCCCGCCGCGCGCGTGACAAAAGTTTGGCCGGAACATAATTGCCGGGCCGGGCTGG